TCTCGGGCAGCGTCTAGGACAACGTGTTCCAATGCTTTCTCGCGGAAGTCGCTCATGGGTGTGTTCTATCTGCCCGGCGGATAGTCGCCGTAAGTGGTTGATTTTCCATAGCGCTAAAATTCTTCATTTTCCCCTTGAAATTCCACCAAAATGGTGGATAATAGGAATCGTGGATCGGTTGATCCACCCACCCGACCGGCGGTGAGTAGCCGGGGAACATGGAGAGAGAAAATGGCTAAGACCATCACCAAATCTTGCAAGGTCGGCATCTACGACAACTGCGAATACATCGCGCGGATTTACCCCGATCGCATCGTAGTCACCTCGCCCTACGTCAAGTGGGTCGGCAATACGGGTGGATACGCGGAAAAAAGGGAGCGCATCACCAATCCAGCGACGCTGGAAAGCGTGTGCGCCGCACTCGCTGACGATGCCGAGGAAAGCGCGTGGGGCGCAATCGGGCGTGCGCTTGACGATCCGTACTTGATGCACGCCGGAGCCTAACCACACCCCGGGCGCGGACCCCTCCCGCCCGGAACTCAGACAGGAGATAGGATCATGCACATAGTTAACACCGTCATCGTCGGACCTAAAATGGGATTCCACACGGCGCGCGCAACTCTGTCTGACGGCCGCGTTGCAGAGTTCTGGCAGGCGAATCTCGGGCATCGGGAATACCCGCACGCCCTCACCCCGGTCCACGTATTCGCATCCGATCATGTTGAGGGCGGTATTGTCGTTTTCCACGCCGGCGATGTCGTCATGCTCGACAAGGAAGGACGGTGGGAGACGGGCCGCTCTGGTCGGCTGGTAGCCTCTGCCTGACCCAGGCACCCCCAATGCGCCGCATCAACAGTACCTATCGAGCCTACACTCGCCGATTGCTGTGCTTGCTGGATTACGTTGCGCGGCACGGCGGGGTAACCCATGACGAGCTGGTGCATGAGATCGGGATTTCGCGTGCAACGGTGTATCGCGCATTCCAGGATCTCCACCAGGCGCTTGGGGCTCGCATCGTGTACGACCGGCGTAACATGGAATACGGTGTTGTGTCGTGGGGCGTGATCGATCCAGCCGCCGCGCGCCGACAACTGCGCAAGAGGAGATAGCCCATGCGCCCACAATTCCCCAAGCGCAAGAGACCGCCGAGACGCAAATGAGAGATCTCCGCTCATCGATGCAGCAAGCCGGCCATGGTCCCGCAGACGTGGCCCAACTGCTCGACGTGCCGCGACGCACGGTCGAGAACTGGCTCTCTGATGGGCATGCGGCCGAGATCCGCCCGGCGATGCTCCAGCTCTACCGGCACCTGGCCGGCCTCGAGCGGATACCGTTTCGCAAATCACGCTAGTCACGTTTCGCTGTTCCGTCGTTACTGCGGCGGATTGATTCGTCATAGTTGCCAGCGATGGCTTGGTCTAGTCCGCAAGTACACGGGCGCTTGCCACCACTCAGGCCGCCCATGCAGTCGGGTAAGTGCTGGCCGTATAGCTTCAGCGCGCCCCTGAGGAACTCCCTTTCTGACGCGTCGTACAACGCGCGCCCCGCTGATTTAGCCATTCTTGCTCTCCAGTTTTGCGGATGCTGGCTCTAGCGCTTCACGTATCGCCTCGCGGACGGCGATGTACATATCCACCTGACGCTCGCCCCAAGCTGGGCCGAATGACTTGAGCCAGCATTTGTTGATGGCACTGCGGACGAACTCGGTAACACGCTCGGCGAGATATTCGTTGCCCTGTTCGTGGGATACAGCGGCGTCCGCATGCCCACCAGCAGGGCCCTCTTGCGAAGGCGACGTGGTAACCGTCCGGCCGCCATGCGAGGCCGCTGTATTCAGTGCGAAGGGGTGCTTTGCGCGTTCACGCAGCACGTCGGCGATGCGTTGCGCGGCGTCCATGTAATGCCCGGAATACTCCTCATTGCTGTCGTGCCATGCGATCTGCATCTCGTCCACGATGACGGCGCAACGCTCCGCCACTTCGCGCGGGCTCGGCAGTTCGGAGGACGGTGACGCCGGACAATGGCAGCGCGGAAAGGAGCACCGTTCGTCAGTCATCACGAGAGCGCAGTCCCGGTCGGTGCTGCGTTCGGCAGAAACTCCACAATGTGGGCATTTGCTCATGTGTGCACCCAGCTCCTCTTTTGGACGATGGCGCGGATCGCGCTTCCCCTGACTCCGTACCGCTCCGCGTATGCCTGGACGTCACCACCGTGGCCCAGCCGCGGAGGGTTCGCCTTGATCTCGCGTACCTGCTCGGTCGTCAGCTTGGCCCACTTGTTCTTTGCCCCATGGGTGTGCCTGCCCTTGGCCTTCATGTCGGCCATGTTCTCGGAATGGGTGCCGAGGCTCAGGTGAGCGGGATTCACGCAGCGCGTGTTGTCGCAGGAGTGCAGGACATGCATTCCTTCGGGGATAGGCCCGTGGTGAATCTCGTAGGAGAAGCGGTGCGCGTAGACTTCGCCGCCATGCTGCTTCCGGAAGTGGCCGTAGCCGTCGCTGTTGACGACGGCGGTCCACAGCCAGCAGCCTTCGCCTTTCTGCACCTTGGGCCAGAATCTGGCTTGATCGTCCGTCTCGTGGACGTACCTGATGTGCACCCCGATCTGTCCGGTCCAGCTCACCTTCCCGCAGTAGGGGCAGGTGCGCTTCTGTTTCGAATAGCCCTTAGCCATTCTCGCGTTCCCTCTTATCGGACTGACTCGATTCGCCGTTACTCACCGGGATACTCCTTCGGAGCGTTCGGGTTCGGATCGTAGGGGCTGGCCGTGGCCTTCACGGTGTTGCCCATCGGGTGCTTGCCGGCGCGCTCGGCGAGGTATTCGGTGCGGGCGATGTAGCGGCGCAGGTATGCTTCGGCCGGCACGGTGCCAGCCCAACCCGCCAGCTTGGCGAGCGACTCTAGCGTGCTCGTCTCCGACGACGCCGCTAGCGTTTCGATTGCCCTGGTCATCGCCGCAAAATCAGGTTCGTCATCCCACAGATTGTCGTTACGAATACGGCGCAACTCCACCAACGCTTCGGATTGTGGGGTAGAAGGCGATTGGCGTCCGTTGCTCATGGCGCAAGTACCAGATGGTCGTGGCTGAATTGCCAGCGTCGCCCTGATTCGGCGCCGGTCAGAATGAGGGTCGTGGCGATCTTGCCGTCGCTGGCGAGCAGCATGACCTTCTCGCCGTTGAGCGTGGCATTCGCAAGCCCAGGGGGACATGCTACGATCCATCGGGCAACCTTGATTCCTTCGGCTTCCATGTTCTAGCCCTCCTGTGAAGTAGACTCACGCGCTTTCAGCATTGCGTCGGCAATGGTGAACGCCGTGAACGCGAGGTATTCTCGTGGCGAAGTGCCATCCAGATACTCGCCGGGCGTGATCTTGAGCAAATCAGCCGCCACCGGGATCGCTGCCGCCGCGAAGTAGTCGCGCAGGGACATGCCGCCAGCCACGCCCCCGACCATCTCGCCCGTGGGCGTCACTGGGAATGCTGGCCCGCCGTCTTTATCCATTGGAAGCCTCGCTGTTTGTGGCAGACTCACTCATGTTCGTGTCCGTAGTGAGGCTGGCCGAATTGCCTGTCCGCTTCCGACATGACAGCGCTTGCATCAAGGTCGGCCGGCACCCATTTCCGAATGACGCCATCGGCGGGCCGCTTGACGAATTTCGTAAAGCCCAGCCCGGTTAGCTGCTTAACGACGGCGTCACAGGTAGACTCGTCCATAACCGATTCCTCGCGCTTTGAGCGGAGCCACTTGGGCCTGCCGTCTTCAAAGCCAGCGTACAGCTCGCCTTTGTCGTTCACGATCACGCATTGCATTATTGAGCCTCCAATACGACGCGATTTGCCTGCCAGGAAACAATCGTCACCCGCTCCTCTACGCCCTCTACCATCGCGGTTACGTCCTGACGCTGAACGTACTCCGGTAGCTTCTTCAATTCCTCGATGAGCTGGGCGACGGTCATTGGTGAATGTAGCTGTTTCGCTGCTCTAGTCATGGGCTCTCCGTGATCGCGGCCATGAAGCAAAGGGCGAGAACGCGCTCGTCCTGCTCGTCGGATGACCACCAATGCGGCGGATGGCTATAGTCCGGCTCAAAGTAGTCCCAAAACGCCTGCACCTCTTTTGCCCACGAATCTTTGTCTCTTGCGCTAGGATTGGCCATTACTCCCGGATTGACTATGCGTGATATCGCCCAACACGCGCTATAGGCTCGCTCACTCTCGCCGTCTTCTCTCTCTGCCGCGAGCAGATAGACGGCCGCACGCTTCGCCCGATCCGTGCTACTCACGCGTTTTCCTTTACGTCGATAACTTCCCAATCTTGCTGGTCGATTTCCTGCTCGTCCTCTGCCATTTCAAATGGATTGGTTCGAGCATCCTCTTCCGTGCAGTCCGGGCACGACAATTCTTTGGTGACGACGCACCTCACCCTTACTGTCCAGTCCTTCACCACGGGCCTCTTAGCCACGCTCGTTCCCCTCAGTCATACGCACTCCCGCGAATTCGTTGTGGGTAGCTCTCCCCACCGTCACGCCGTACTGTGCATCCATCCCGCAACGGGCTCGACTGCCTGCCGTCGCTTGGCGGCCTTCTGGCTCCAGGCGTTCTCATGCCGCGATTACTCCCTCGCACTCGGGGGCAGGATGATATAGCGCCGCTTCTCCCTGCATCAGCTCCAGAGACCCTTGCGGGCATGTCGGCGCACTGAAAATTCCGTTCAACCACGCATCGAAGTCGTCATGCTCTTGCTGGCCCTTGATCGGCTTGCGGCCGAACAGCTTTTCCCACTGCTGCCAGCGCTCGCCGATCCAGACGATGAAGCCGCACATGCAGCCGCCGGGCCATGCCTCTTGATCGTGGGCGAGCTGCGCATCCGGATCGCGCCCCTGCGCCACGCAATACGCGACGTAGCGCGGTTGATAGCCAGTCCCGAAGGAAATCACCATGACCATGGCCGTCTCGGGCTAAGGTGATGGCACAGCTTCCGCCCGCACTTCGGACATACAACCGCAAGCCGGGCTCTGCGGCGGCGATTCCTGCGAATTCGGCTGTTGCTCATTGGATGGCACCCTCAACCTACGCGGGAGCTATTCGTATTCCTTGACGACGAGGTATCTGGTGCTCGTCAGATACACGTCCTCGCCGGTCATGGCGGTCGGGTAGGCGAGGTCGATCTCCTTCACGAGCGTATCCGGCGTCGGCGTTCCGTTCTCTCCGAGTGGCCCCTTGTCCCAAATCTGCACCTTGACTTTGAAGGTGGCGGTGTCTGCGTTCTCGATGCGTACTCTCTTCGTCATTTCATTTCTCCTTGGTTGAAATAGAGTCAGTCCTTGCCACACGCCAGCGTTAGACCGGCGGCGTCCAAGGCCCAGCTGCCGCAGGCGCGCTCCACGTCGCAGCCTGTGCGGGCTGCGGCGCTTGCGGAACCGCTGGAGCGGCGGCGTTCTGATCGTCGTCCTCGCCGATGTTGCGGCCTAGATTGTGGGCCATGGTGTGGCCCGTCTGCCGCATGTGGCTGATGCTTTGCGATGTTGCGCCGTACATGGCTTTCGTGCCCTTGGCGGTGCTTTGGAAGCCGGCTGTGTTCGCGAATGCGACGCCGATTGATCCGGCTTCCGCAAAGGCGTCCACGTTCGCTGCCAGATAGACGATGGCCCACTTTCCGCTTGCCTGCCTGGATTCGATCATTTCCTTGATCTGCTTTTTGCTGTACTCGCGCGACTCGTTTTCCTGGCCGTCCGTGACGATCACGAGAATGGCGCGCTCCGGCTGCTCCGTTTTCCAGTCGCCGTCCAGCGCAACGAGCGTCTTGCCGATGGCGTCCAGAAGCGGGGTTCCGCCCCGAGGCACGTAGTCGTCCACGCCAATGTGCTGCGCCTCAGCGAGCGATAGCATCGGCCGGAAGCGCTCGACGCCTTCGCTGTCGAATCTGACCATGGCGATGCTCGCCGGATCGGGAAGCTTTTTCTGCTCATCGAGGAAGGTATTGACGCCCCCGATCACGTCTTGCTCACGGCCCCTCATCGAGCCCGAGCGGTCCAGAATCAAACAAATCATCGTCTTCATGTGGCTCTCCAATTGTGCTGCGTTGAAAATATGGTCAGTGTTTTGCCGTGTGGCGCTAGAGATAGCCGACCACGGCGCCGATGGGCGGAAGAAAGATTCCCACCACCCTCACGACGAGCAACCCGGTAATCGGGTCCAGGCCCATGGCGACGAGCTTCACGATGTTCCAGATCCAGCCGAAGATAGCGGCCGGGATGATGACCAATAAGAGCAGCGTAATGACCATCTCGATGAGCGTATATCCGTTCTGCTTCATATTGCTCTCTCCTTGATTGGGGGTCCTGTTGGCGTCTATGCCGCTAGTCGGGTCGTGCCCCAAGCCTGCGCGCCGATGGGCGTGGAGCGGGATGCTCTACGAGGAGCGCGGCCGGGGCACGGTTGATCATTGCATCACCACCACGCCGCGCCGCACGACGATCAGCTCTATCTCGATCAGGATCACCAAACTGCGCGCGTGGCCTTCCCAAAACGCCAGCTCAACTTCGACCCTCGGAATGTCGGTCTGAACCCGGCGGTCGTACACGTCGTGACAGCACGAGCAAGCGTAAGCCCCGAGAAGATCGTTGGACTTCATCCACATGCCTTTACCGGCGGCGCTCCCGTTGCCATGCGCCCATACGGTCGTCTCCCGGTTGTGGTTGCAAACCCCAGGCAGGCGGATCTGGCACATCTGGTCGCGCGCGCTCTCGGTAATCTTAGACATGCTCCACCTCAAGCCACACGCCGAACTCGGACCCGTACCAGCTCTCGGTGCTCTCCATCAGCTCGGCAAACTCTTTTGTGTCCCTGGCGCTCGATCTCTTGTTCGGGATGCGCTTGGTCGTGATCTCCCCGGTGAATAGGTCGGGGCGCTCCTGCTCCGTGAAGCCGAAATGCCGGCACAGGGCGAACTCGTGCATTTCCTCGGGCGAATACCCAGTAACCACGCTTGCTGCCGTGTGGAGCAGCCACAGCCTCGCATTTGCCGTGTTGGAGCGCTTCCTGCGAAGCGGGCCGAGTAGCGCCTGGTATGGAAGCGGCTGGCGCAAGACGAACGCGGACAGGTGCTCGCGTTGCTGCTCAGTTTCAACATGAAATGAGCGCTCGTCTTTCACGCCGAGCTCCGTAGAATTTTCTGGTACAGGTTCTCGACCTCGGCTAGGAATATCCCCACCTGATCGGAGAGCTTCGCGATATAGGCGTCATCGCGCTTAACGCGTTCGACATAGAGCTGGAGCTTTTCCGGCATCCGAGGATCGAACGAAACGAATTCCCATTCGTCCAGCTCGCAGACCCACATCCCGCCTTGCACCTGGGCCATGTGCTCCGATGGCATCCCGCCGCTCAAGGTCTGAACATGTATAACCGATTGATGCGGGCACTTTATCTCCAGCCCGCGCCGGCCGATAAGTCCGTCCGGCGACGCGCCCACCAAGGCAACTTTAGGATGCAGGATAAAGCCGACCTCCGAAACCGATTCGCCTGTCTTGATCTCGTAGGCGATGCGGGCGGACTCCTCCTGCTCAGATCCCCATTGCATCGCTGCATTCTGGTAGGAATCTGCCGGGATGCCGGTCAAGCGCTCTGAGACCAATTGCCAGCGGTAATTTCTGCGCCCCGCCGCTTCCCCGGCCTTGACTGTCGCCAAGACATCATGGAACCTAGAGGCGGTGCAGTGCCCGGCTCTGGCCGAGAACCATGCCTCGGAGCGTTGCGGAGCGCTCACGCCGCAGCCGCCTTATCCGCCGCAGCAATGCTCCGCTTGCAGGCACCAAAAACGCCGGACAGTGTTTTGCGTTCTTCCTCGGTGAGCGCCTTCCAGGCGGCGAGAAGCGCCGACATGGAGCCGCAGGCTTCAAGTTTCTTCTTGCCTTCGGCGTCGGGCTCTGGCCCCTCTTTTTTCACGTTTCCGTCCCTGTCGTCCTCCCCCACTGCGACATTGAATATCCCTTTGAGCAGATATCGGCATCCGTAGGACATGGCGGCGCCGGCCGCGTGCGTCTTGGTCATAACGTCGCCGCCCTTAGCGCCCTTGCCGTCTGCTGGCATGTCCTGCTTATAGGTGCGCGTATGCCCGCCCTTCGCGACGTAGGCGAGCACTCTTACGTGCTCAGGCTTCGGTGAGTCGGCCGTGTCATAGCTGATCGAGAAGCCGTGTTTTGTGTAGATCGGACGAAGCACTCGATCCAACTGCGCGTATGTCGCATAATTGCTATGCGTTTGCGGATTCTCGGCATTCGTGGCGATCATGCGCATTTCGCTCTGGCACGCGGTCATTGAGTCGTTGAACGCGGCTTCTGCCTCGCGGGCCACGATGCGCTCATGCATCTGCATCAGGCGCTCCATCTTGTCGATGTCCACCTGCGGGTTCGATGCGGCCTGCGTGATCGCCTGCAAAAGCGATGTTGCGTTACTCGGCAACGCTGGCAGGGCGCTGCGTTCCATAACTGCGCTCATGTTGTTCTCCTGTTCGTTCATTGCTTGACCTTCCGAGCCTTCGCTATCTCGTGCACGACAGCCTTAGGGTTTTTCCTCTTATTCCATCCCGGCACAAGCCGGTCCCAGGTCTTGCGAACATTTGTCATGGCGGCGTTCGTGTATCTGAATCCACGGTCCAATACTGACTTCGTCGGCTTCATCGCAGAATCAATCCGCCAAGCCAGCAGAGCGCCACAATGACCGCGATGTGCTCAACGCATTTCATCCGCGAAGCCGTTCAATCTCGGCCTGAGCGTTAGCCAGCTGGTGCTCCAGCAGGATGATCCGGTCCTTTAGCATCTGGATCGTCGCCACTTGCAAATTGATCGCAAACTCGTACTGCTCAAGCGTATGGCTCAGCGTCCCAATAGTGGCGGCGTTAACCTGCGCTTCGTTCGGGATGGCGGACTCGTAGCCTATGGGTTCGATCATGCTGCCCTCCTGTCGCATTCTTCATCCTCACGTTTCGCTCGCTCGTGAGCATTCCAGTCGTAAATGTTGCAGGCTTTTTCAGCCAGCGGCATTAGGTGAGCGGCGAATAAATCATCTAGCCGGTCAAAGATGTTCGGGTCGCGGCGGCGCCACATCGCCATTAGCTCAAGCTCCTGGCTATAAGTGGACTCGTTCCATATTTCGCGCACCAAGCTGACCTCTTCGCGATTCAGCGAGCGCTTGACGGCAAGGTCAAACTGCCGGTCGATCCAGTCTGATTTGAAGTCGTCCTGTTCGCGTTCGCTTGGCATCGCCCACTCCCTTTATGCGCCCCGAATGGAGGTACATTAGCATCCTAAAGTACATAAGTCAAGCATTCTTAAGTATGCCGGCGAAATGGTGGCAATGAGCTTACGGCGGCACTATGGGACGCGTCTTAAGTGAGGCTCAGGACTGGGCAGGGGTTCCTGGGCCTTATTGTGGGCTTGCAGGAGGAGCTTAAATGCGGTGATGCCGCCGCAGTCGGAACTGAAGAAAAAGTACGAGTTATTTACTACGGTTTGTGATTTATTGGGCTCTCCACTCGAATCGGGGATTGCCCCGCGCATCGCTTTCTCAAGCAACGCGATGAGTTCTGCCTTTAGTGCCTCGTCCATGCCCAGTCTCTCCCCTGTTAGGTAAGGGGGCGTAAGCACGGACTCCCTTTTGTTTATGAGACGAGCCTGAGGATCGTCTTAACCGTGTCAGCGTCCACTCTGCCAGCTTTTATTGCAATGTCATACACCGCACATACCATACCCGCAATTTCGGATGCGGTGTAAACTTTTTGCACTCGTCGGGACGCCTCCATAACCGCCTCTATTGAGCCCTCCAGTAGGTCAGGGTTCACCTGACTCTGCTTGTCGCCTTTGGCGCCATCAATCACTGATAACACCCGATGAGGGCGCCTTATTCCCTTTTCGATCGCTAACCATCTGGCGTTGTAACCGGTGGCGTCGGCAATGGCAAAAATACTTTCGATGCCGGGCTTGGTAATGCCGGCTAGCCACTGGCTTACGGCGCTTTCGGACACCGAGCACGCCTTGGCAAGCTCCACGGCCTTAAGTGGGGGCGTCGTCCAGGCCATGGCCTCTTTGATCCTCTCGTCTATGGTCATCCCCATAATGCTGCCGGGAACGTCCTTTAGGATGCTTGACTTATTCTCTACAGTATGCTTAAGTGACGAGATGCGCACGGAAGAAGTTGTTTCGCTTTTTGGCACCGCGAAGGCACTCGCTGATTTTTTGGAAATCACTGAATCAGCCGTTTCCCAATGGGGAAAACAGGTCCCCAAGCTGCGGCAATATGAGCTTCGCGAGAAGCGCCCGAGTATAGATAAGGAAATCCAGAAAGCGCGGGCAACCGCATGAACTCCGCACGCTTGCCACATTTCCATCTCCTCCTTTCCTGGCGAGCGTTTTTACCCGGTCGCACAAGCGGCGTACATGGTCGGGACTTTTTCTAGTTGAGCGAGTCATGTACGCCGATCCAAGCCAGATCCGAAAGCACAAGGTCACGATCTACTTGAACGACCTGGAGGCCGACTTGGTTCGAGCCATCAATAATTATCGTGGGGGCGAGAAGGCCCCATTGCTTCGTGAACTGTTGATCGAGTCTGCGCATCGTGTGCTTGCTGGCGATGCCAATCTTGACGCATCCACAAACAATATCGAAGGCGCACAAATAGCGTCTTTCAAAGGCTGAAGCGGCGTTATTCAACCGTTTACAAGTGACGAAAATTGAACACCTTCAGCTGTCCGATAAAGAGATGGAGCTGGTGCAGAAGATCGCTAAGCGCGATGGGATTACGGACGATGAGGCCGCTACACAGCTTGTGCAAAAAGAGATTGCCCGTCGAGTACGAAAACGTACCGGCAAGGGGCCGGCGCGAATCTACCCCATGAAGCGCAGATAGCAGCAAAACAGGGGAGATAAAAATCAAAACCGCGCAAGTCTTCAGATTCTCAGAGCCGCAGCCGACGCCGCTGCCGCTGGAGTCCGTTCCCAATCCCGGCTCCAGATACGGGGCGGGCGAGGTCATCAAAGCGACCTTGCTTTCAATGAAGGGCGACGATTCGTTCTTCGCCGCCACTCAGGCTGATGCGCGTGTCGTGTATGCCGTTGCCAAAAAGTTAGGAATCAAGATCACCACCAGACAGGAGGGCGAAGGCCGAAGAGTCTGGAGGGTTTGACGCCTGCCCCGCGATAGGAAGGGCCTGCATGGGCCAACGGGCGAGAAACACAGCGCACATCGGCGCGTTGAACCGATACCCAGTGGGGTGCAATTCCCATTCATCTGGGCGGCTGGCGTGAATCCTATGGCCGAGGGGCTTACGGTGAAAGAGACGTGAGCAAGATAGGAGTCCCGCAAGGGGGCGACGCTCATGCTTTCCTATCAGGGGGTAGGGGGGCGCTTGGGCGAAATTAACAAGGGATAGCTCAATGGGGAAGGTAGTCCCGATCAGTGAGCAGAACGCGAAGTTAAACGACTTCGATCTGTTCTGGGAGATATACCCGAGGAAGAAGCACAAAGGCGACGCATTAAAGGCGTGGGTGCAGACTGAAAGCAAAAGACCTTCTATCGAGGAAATTTTGGCCGCGATCCAAAGGCAGGAAAGAGGATTTGATTGGACGAAAGATGACGGCCAATACATTCCATACCCGGCGTCTTGGTTGAGAAAGTGGGGGTGGGCTGATGAGGACTGATCTAGAAAAAGCCAGGGAATGGGCTCGCTATTTTGAGAGCATGGGGAGCCCAAGAAGCAGGTTCGACGCCTTGACGGCCGCTCTTGATAACGGTGGCCCAACAATTCTTGCGCTTCTCCTCAATGAATTGAAGTGTGACTCCGGAGTAGTCTTGGTGCAAAGGTGCGTCGCGAAATGAACAAAGCCCAAATACTGAAGGCTTCACGGTGAAACAACTCGAAACCGTTCACTTTACGGCTTATGGGTTGCCTGAGCCAGTCGGCGAGTATCGCTTTTCGTTCCCGAGAAAATGGCGGTTTGACTGGGCGTGGCCTGATCGCAAGGTTGCGGTGGAAATTGAGGGTGGGGCGTGGATCGCAGGAAGACACTCGCGAGGCGCTGGATTCTTGAGCGATATGGAGAAATACAACACCGCTGTATCACTTGGCTGGAAACTCTTTAGGTTCACTCCTGCCCAGCTCAGGAGCGGAGAAGCCGCCGCATTCCTGAACAGTGGAACATTGTTTAGAGTGGAACAATGAGGCCGATAACAGGATGGGGCGATATGTGGCTGAACGCTCACCGAAAGGATGGTCTGTGCTCTCGATGCGAGGGCGAGCGGGATCGGCTAGGGCAGCGCTATTGCAAAGCGTGTCATGCAGCTTACATGCGCGCCAATCGACCTATCCCTGGGGATATGTCGGAGGAGGCGAGGAAGAAGAGCTTTGCCCGCTCCCATGCTCGCATAGCGGTGCGGCGCGGACAAATCCAGAAGAAGCCGTGCGAGACGTGCGGTTCCGAAAAAGTTGAGATACATCACGAGAATTACGACAAGCCACTGCAAGTCCGTTGGCTGTGCCGCAAATGTCACCTAGCTGAACACAAATCAGCGGGCCGTGTCGCCGCTGGCGCTCAAGCGATCCTGGAGGCCGCTTGATAGAACAGGGGCATAGATTCAAAACTCCTGCGGGTCGCATAGCGGAATTTTTGGAATTAGCTCCTGGTGATAGATATCATCTGCGATATATTGATCGGGGTTATACAGAACGCGAAAAGCACAAGGGAGTAGATAAGGTTTGCTTACCTCGGAAACTACTAAAGCCGGCCACCACAAACTAGTTCTGTGGGCTCGGTGGGCTGGGATTGCTGGGGGCTGGCTGCTTTTAAATGTCGCTAAGCCTGGGCCATTGGCATGGCTTTACAAAGCCCCGCCGTGCTGGCATCCGCCGCAACCAAGACCACAGTTACCCACAGATGAAGAAGCCCTAAAGCTTGATAAGCTGGTTTCTGGTCTTCCGGTAAAGCACAGGGACGCGGTAGCTGCGAAATACCTCTTCAGATGGCGGCCTGATCCTCAGCTCCTCAAGGCAATTGGCATATCAAGGGCGACATGGTATCGAGCCATTGATAGGGCTCAAGACCTGGCCGGTCGTCAAGAAGTGTCCATTTCTCCTTGATTGATGAGACAAAACAGGCTAAAAATGGCCCATAAATCTATACCATGGGTGCGTTCGCACTCGTGATTTCTCACGAGGTTTTTACTGAAAGTCTTCATTGGTTTTGATGAGCGTCAGCCACTAGCCTATACGGTTTGTCGCAGCTCAATTGAGCGTCACGCAAGATCCAGGGTATCGGTAGAGCCGTTAAGGCTTAATTGGCTCCCGATCAAGCGCGTAGGTCTAACCCAGTTCACATTCTCGCGCTATCTCGCCCCATACCTATCAGGGTATGTCGGCTGGTCTTTATTCATGGACGGCGACATGATTGCCATAGGTGACGTCACTGAGCTGCAAGACATTGCTGATCCTAGAAACGCGGTTAGCGTAGTCAAGGGAAAGCTCAAGTTCGAGTGGCCCAGTCTCATGTTATTCCGGTCAGACAACTTCGCCTGCAAGAAGCTCACCCCGGAATATATAGATAACCCCGTTTCAAAGCCCCAGACCCTCGAGTGGTGCCCCGAGGACAGATTAGGAAGCCTGCCAGAAGAATGGAATCATTGTGTCCCCTATGACGACCCAGGACAAGCAAAGATCATCCATTACACAGCAGGAATACCCTGCTGGCCCGAAACCAAAGAATGCGAGCACTCAGCCGCTTGGTGGGAAGAATTCAGGCATGCAAACTCAACCGTGGAATGGAAAGACCTAATGGCTAATTCAGTCCACGCAACCCCGGAAGTCATGGGGAAGCTCAAAGCGACTGCATGATCCCAACCGAACGGCTAGCGCGCCCACTAAAACATGCTGACGCTAAAGCTGCCCTAGCACGCTATCTCTCAGACGAAAGCACCAAGGACATCGCCGAGAGTTACGGTATCACCCGCCAAGCCCTGGGCCAATGGCTGCTCAAGACCGCAGAGCAAGAATGGAAGGATGCTCAGGTAGCAAGAGCCATAGCACGCAAAGAGCAGGCAGATGAAGAGATTGAGGGCGCGGCTGACATTCTTTCTCTCGGGCGCGCCAGGGAAAAGTTGCGCTCTGCGCAATGGGATCTGGAGCGCGTCTGCCGTCGCATCTACGGTCAGGACCAGCCTCCACCAGGATCAGCTGTGCAAATCAACATAATGCTGCGCCGCGATACCCCAAATAATCCCGGGAACGATTCTCAACTGATAGTGCAAGTGCCTGATAAGCCTTAGTTTGTGCAAACGCACATCGCATAATGCGCAATATGTCAAATGGAAAAGAATGCTTTCTCGGGCAAGGAATCTCTTTTCCCAGGCCGGGGGTGGGGTCGGAAAACAGGGGGAGAGGGGAGGATGTCCAGCCACGGGTCCCATCCTCACACGCAGTTTAAATGAAGCTTTGTGAGACATGCGGCACGAAGCATCACGACTATCAGGGTCACGTGTTTGCATCTAACACTGCATCTAACCGGATTGCATCTAACGCCAGTGCATCTAACAAAGTATCCGAGGGACTTCAATCCTCCGAATCGCGGGAGGTGCGCGTGGCCGCTGGGGGCTCGTCCTGGGATTCTGAAGTGCGGCGAAGGGACGAGGGCGCACGACAAGAGGTGGTTGTTGCTCTGCCCGGAGCATTGGCAGGCATTGCTAAAAATGAGGCGAAGCAGCGCTGGTCCCGCGAGGCCTACAACGCCTACATGCGGGAATACATGAGGAAGCGGCGCGTGGAGGCGGTATAGACGCCATAAACTATGAGCCGGCCGGTGATACGGTCAATAGATTTCACAAGTCGAATGCTTTTGTAAGGTGTCTTGAGGGGCCTGTAGGGTCGTCCAAATCCTCTGGTTCCTGTATTGAGGTCTTCACCCGGGCTTGTGAACAAAAAGCCCACCAGGGCATTCGTAGAAGCCGTTGGGCGGTAATTCGCAATACCTATCCTGAATTAAAGTCCACCACAATCAAGACTTGGGTGGAGTGGTTCCCGTTTTGCCAGATGAAGTGGGACGCCCCTATTACGGGGATGATTTTGACTCACCTTCCGGACGGGACGCGGGTTGAGGCCGAGGTGTTCTTTTTCCCGGTGGATCG